GCCGGAGCCGGAGCCGTAGCCGTAGCCGTAGCCATCGCCGTAGCCGTAGCCGGAGCCGTAGCCGTAGCCGGAGCCGTAGCCGGAGCCGTAGCCGTAGCCGTAGCCGTCGCCGGAGCCGTAGCCGGAGCCGTAGCCGTAGCCGTCGCCGGAGCCGTTAATTATTCTTCCCATACTTTGACCTTAGCAATCGATGCTTTGGCTTCATCGGTACAATCTAAAATCTCAATTGCTTGTAACAATTCTACTCGATCTACTTCGCAGGGAAATTTACATTCTTTGGGACATTTAACGCCTTCCATAGCTAATTGACTCAAAGATGCCGCTCCTTTCCAATACCAAAGCCGCCGAGCTTTAGTTAATATTACCTCTTGTCCATTGCGTGATTCCAAATATCCTGCAAATACTCCAGCAGAATAAGTTCGACATATTACATATTTTTTATCCATTTGTTTTCCTCCTGAAAATTAATTTATAAACAACTGCTCCCATAAATGCTCCGACAAAAGCTAAATAATAAGGATAATGTAAAGGCATATCTGGGATGATAAAAAAACTGCAATAGCCAAGAATTGCACCGATAAGCATAAATAGCATTAACTTCACTTAATTTTCTTTTCTTCGATACAAACTAATTTAGCTTGATGAGTTGGATCATCACTTCGTCTTTGAGCATCTATATGCATTATTTTAAAATTATCCCAAATATAAAGTATTGGTGCTTTTTTCAGCCATTGCTTAAGCTTTACGTTTGCAATATCAGCACAAGCCTGTGCCGTACTATCCGAAATTCTTCCATTAGCGTTTAAAAAATCCTCCGGTTCAAACTTCACTTTATCTCCTCAATACATACTACCCTGCCTTTATGGCTAGCCGACATTCTTGCCCATGCACCTGTATCTTGCCATTGCCTTATTAAATTACCTTCGGCAGTGAGTAATATTTCTGGCGCATTCCTAAGCCATTCTTCAAGTTTTGCGTTAGCGCAATCCGCCGCATATTGTTGATCCCAACTTTCTGGAAAATCCAGCGGATCAAATCTCATTTAATCTCCCCGTCCTTAAGCATTTTAATAAATACTCCAAATACAGGGCATCCCTCATAAATACCCCATGAAGCCCCACCAGCTTTTACCACTTCTTCTGCGAATGTAGCACAATTATGTTTAATTAAAAAAGTGCTCCACTGTCTTTGTGCTAGAGCTTTAAGTTTTTCTTCAGCTTTTTTAGGATTACTTATCGATATATACTTTCGCATTACTTCAATATAATTAGCCTCTTTTAAGTATCTTCGATACTCATTCTCACCCGCCATATATCTAGGCCAATTAGTTTGTCCTGGGCCATTATAGTGAAAATAATGGCCAAATCCTCCCCCCACATATAAGAGCATATGCCCACAAGGGGTTGAGCCATTAACTAAGACAAGATAGGTATCTAGCCAGTTTAAGTTTTTAGGAAAGTCCCAAGTTGCAAAGATGACATGTCCTTGGAATTTAGTGCTCATTCAATCTACTTCCTCAAAAGCTTCATTTAAATCATCATTAATCATTTACGTCTCAAAAGGAAATTTATCGTCAGGCAACACGCCTGCAGAAGGCTCTACAAAGTCTGTTTCAGACTTAGCAAGCTGTTTTGGATTTTTCTCTATGTAATTAATAAATTCACTATAGAAGTGCCAGGGAAGCTCATTGGTTGAGATAATATTATAATTCTTATGCATGTGCTCTTTAACATCGTCGTTAGTCCAATTGTGTGAATAGGCAATAGCAAATAAGCGTTTAGCTTGGGCAACTGAAATAATACCACTATTACCAACACCTCTTTCCTGCTGTCCTGACTCTATTTTAGGTTTAGTAATAGGCTCTTCTATAGTGTGCACACTTGCCATTTCCTCAGTGCTATAAAGCCCTGAAAGGTCCTGTGGGAATGCTTTACGAAGAGCTAAACTCTCAGCGCATTTAGCAAGCATAGTATCTCCCATTTTTAACCACATTGGGTTGGGGGATCCATCTTTTCTAGTTTGTACGTAGCTATTCCATGTCGCGACACTATAGAGAGGCTCTTGAAATCCTTTTCTGTAGACACCAACTCTTGCGGCTCTAGGGGGTTCACTATCAATCCAAACATCTCTCCATTGTCCATCTTTACCGCACCAGTGGGGACCTGTTTGACCTTCATATTCTCCCGTACGAATTGCAATGAGTCGCATACCATCAATGGAAACTTGAATGGACATCTCTTCTCGCTGCTCTTTCGCATTCCATCTTTTAACTGCATATATTTGACGAGCAAAAGGATCCAGCCGAGTCCTAGTACAATGATACATAAAAAGCTTAAACTCATCGTCTGTGGCTCCTTTACAAATCGTACGCTTAATTAGCTCAATTTGTTCTGTATTAAAAGTTAAAGACGGTTGCTGGAATTGTTTTTGTTCTATAATTTCAGTGCTCATAAATCTTTCTTTTTCTTTTTATCTTTTAAAGCACCTATTTTTAATCCTTCTAATACCAAATACTGTTTTAAAAGATTATTTAATTCAGCGAGATGATTTGTTGTTTTTTCGAATTTAGCTTTTGATATCGCGATAAGCTTCCCAGTTTTAATCCATTTTTTAAGTTTAGAATTGGCCTGTAAAGCAGCCAATTTATTCTCATGCTTAGATCCGAAATTAAAATCACTTGGCTTAAAAGAAATCATTTTAACCTTTGTGCTCATTTTAATTTCTCACATTTATTATTTAACAATATTTTGACCGCTTTTTTTTGTATCTTTTTCGCCCATTTCTATAATTTTTGCCAAAACAAGAACGCCATTTAATTCAAAAGCATATTCAACTAAGGCCGTTATCATTTCATTTATGGATATTTTCTTATCTATTTTTTTAAGTGCTTTAATGATTTCTTTTTTTACTTGGTTAACATTTTGTTCATTGTTTTGCTGGTTTTCAGTGCTCATTTTTTTACATTTTTCTTATATGTTTTTGCCTCAATGGAAGCTATGTAGCACAGAGTGTTAGAAAGGCAAGGGAATTATTTAAGGGTCGTAATCAGGTATTGGTGGGAATGGACTCCACGTTGATGCCACTACGGTCTCTTTTATTTGCCCATTTTCTTTACAGTATCTTTTTCTGATATGACGCGGTTCATATTCCCAAACTGAACCATCATCACATAATGCATATAAATTATGATCTATCTCATCTACATCACGTTGTGATTGACAACAAGCTATCTGAATTATCTTTCTACTCATTTTTAATCACTCCTAGTAATTTATATTCAATATCTTCGGCGCATTTATCTAGTTCATCGGCGACATATTTCATTTTCCTGCTCAAAAAATATAATTTTGATTTTTTTAGTTCATCCCGCATTTCAAATAAAAAATCTACTAATGCCTTTACAGTTCTTTCACCCATTTGCATATCTTTCTCCTTTACTTTGTTATCCAATAATTTCTTTTGAATTTCATCCATTAAATTAATCGTCTTTGTAACTTCCCCCATTTAATTCCTTATAAAAATTAGATTTGGGCTTTATTGCATGCTTTGCCCATTTAGGAATATCGCCTGAACTTTCAATTGGCTCTGGGTCTTTCATCAAAAATGTTTTTTGCAAAAAATAATCGTCTGAATATTTATTATTCGCAAAATCAAATCCCATTATCGCCGCATACGGAGTTACTTCACCCGCAGTTCTGCATTTGGCAATATGAAAATAAGTGGGATAGCTACCTAAATTACCCTCTATTTTTTCTGGTGGCACCGGCGCTAGAAGTAAAACAGTAGTAGAAACTTTCACAATATCCGAATGCCCATGGAAATCGTCGATATCTGGTAATGTTTTAGCTGAACTTAAATTTGCTTTTCTTAAATGCGCTAAAAGAATGACAGGCTTACCGTGATAAATAGCAGCGTTTCGAATGGAATGGATTGCTTTTTTTAATCCCTCACTCTCATTTTTTTCATCTGTGTCAAAGTAGTGAAGATGGTCAATAATGAATAAATCATATTCATTTTGCATCCCTTCAAACTCTTTTACAAAATGCTCAGCTGTATATCTTTCGTTTTTATAAACAACCTTTAATTCCGAAGTATCTAATCGCAGCTCTTTTTCTAAAATTTTCTCAACGCCATGCATATCTGGATCATAACCGGCCATCAACCATTCCCTAAAACGGGGAACCGGAAGGGTTGGAAAATGCTGCTTCATCGCTTGAACAATTTTTCGGTACTTAAGCCGCCTTTGAATTTCCCATTGATCTGCCTCTAGAGCAAAAAAAGCGACCCTTTTCATTTCCTTGGCAGCTTGGCAAGCGATAAAGGTCGCAAGTTCAGTTTTGCCCCGACCCGTTCTTGCCCCAATAAGCATCAATTCATTAGGCAGTATACCCCCCAGGGCGTCATCCAGGTAGGAAACGCCAAAATGGACCGTTTTTGTCGATAATAGGTACCTTTCTGTTTGCTCTAGTGACCATTCTTCTTCAAACATTTCTAATCCTTGTAAGTAAAAACCAGTTTCATAGGGGATGACGCAGGTTGTAAAACCGACCAATCGCGCCATTCGCTAACCCACGTAGAAAAATGCTTAATAAATTGCGGCTCAGTGCGCAACGTCGAACAGTGAATTGCGTAGTTTTCAACTGCTTTGGTTAGTAAGTGATAATCTTCAATCGTTTTTATTTGCCGAGTTAGTTTTTTTAGCCCTGGAGTTTTACCAACTTTTCTTGGGTATTTTGAATAAATTAAATTTAAATCAAACTCAGCCGCTTGCGGCGGTTTTTTTGTTTTTGCTGTTTGTTTGTCTGTCTGTCTGTCTGTCTGTCTGTCTGTCTGTAGCGGCAGATTTTCTGCCGTGCACGTCAGATTTTCTGCCGTGACTAACTTTTGTATAGTAGATTCAATAACTTGCACACTTACTTTGGCTAAATCTGCAAACCATTTGACGTTAAGCTTCAATTTTCCAGATCGTTTTTTAGATGCATGGCATAACAAGCAAATCCAAACCCATTTTTCTTCTGCTGAAAGTGAAAAAAGTGATTCACTTATCCAAGTTTCATTTTCTAAACGAAACCAACTAGGACTTTTAACATCATGCCTAGGATCGTTATATTTACTCCAATTAAGTATCTCGATTTGAATTTGTTCAGACATAGTTTCCCCCCGGAATAGAACTTTTTGATTAATTATCTTGACGTAGCGCGCCGTGGCAGGTACAAACAGGATAATTAATTAATAATCATGTGAATTTAGTAATACTGATCCCCGACTCAGATCGTCAAGATCTTAGTTGGGGATTTGTATTTTTACGTCTCCTCTAACTACCTGACACCATTAGTCATTCTACCTATTGACACACTGTGCTACATCAGCTAATATAGTAGATGAGAGGTGATTTATGAGGTTAATTAAAGCGATTATTAAAGGGTTTGAGAAATATGCTAAAGCTATCGTTTTTATGGGTTTAATGGCCCTTATTAGCATACAAGTAGCTTGTTCTAGTATACCAGCGATGACGCCATACCAAGCTTGTAATGAGCAACAAGGAAGCCAATTAGCATGGGAAAAGTATGGTTCATTGGAAGAATGCATGAGTGAAGTTAAGGCTAAACGACAATTACAAGAACAACGTCGTTATGAACGACAACAACAAATGGCACATGCATTTGATGGAGTAGGGCGAAGTAACAACATGACATGCAATCCTAATGGTCTTGGCGGTTACAACTGCCATTAATAGGAGGATGTATGAAAAAGGTCATTATTATCTACGACGATGTATTAGATGTCGTTCACGTTGAAGAAGTAGAGGTTGAAGCTAAATAAATTATGGGATACGAAGTGGGAAATTCAATAGATGACATCGTGTCAACACAGGTGATTTATGAAACGATTAAGAAAGACAACAAGGAAAAACGAAATTTTAAAACCAAAAGTTAAAAATATTCATCTTCGTGAAAAGCCGGCAGTAGTCAGCACCTTTGTCCACTGGCGAGTATCCGAAAACGAAAGCCAATTCATCAAGAGCGAAGCGGATAAATTGGGCCTCACAGTAAGCTCTTTTATGCGCTTCGTTCTTAAACATTATAAAAATGAAGCCTATTTAAGATGAAAAAAGAAAAATTAATTAAAATACCTGATCTTTTAGATCCCAATAATACTTATGCAATTCATAAATCCGTGTTTGTTCGCTCAATAGTAATTAGTTGGCTCTTAATGAATTATTGTGGAAGTTTATTACATCTAACAGTCAACAAAATAATCCCACCTAATAAAACACTCGCTTCTGAATTTATGAGCAATAAAATCAAACACAGACTTGATGAAGAACGATACTACCGTAACATCAAACGCCAATATTTTTGGGTGGAAAAAGAAAAATAAAAAGGGCGGCCCACTATAAGCCGCCCCTTCCAGGAGAATAAGACAACAACCGAACTTACTTCTATTTAGATTTACGCAAAAATACTAAATATACAACCAGCATTACAACACCCTCCCCTAACGCCGCAAGAGCTAACCACCACCATTGGAATGGCTCGTTTATAGGGGCCGGAGGCGTTGGAGGTACTGGCGGAGTCGGAGGAGTAGGAGGAGTTGGTGGTGGCGCTTTTGTCACTGTAAACTCAAGAGCATCTGTAGCAATTGCGTTACACTTTTGCCCATTCTGCATAAACTCAGTCCACATATATCCTTGATGCCCATTTGCAGCTTTAATGCCCCATGTCTCACCCCAGTTATTTTCCACAAGTAATAAACCATCACCATTTTTTGTGGACCCATCTGCATTAAACTCACAATTCCCATTTGCATCAACCGATGTTTGGCAATCATACCCAACAAGGTCAATCATATGGTCAATGTCGTTTGCAGTCCCAGTACAACCGTTATAAACGCCTGCGGAGTAGTTTTCCCAATCCCCCGCAGCTGCTGCCACATCGACAGATACCATATGTTTATTAATAGCTACCGCATAAGCTAAGTCTTTAAACTGAGGACCATTTGATGTTCCAAGCATGGCATAACTAATCGCAGTACCCGCAACCGGCAAATGCTTACAAGATGCGCCATCTTGACCCGTAAAAGGATCATTTGCCTCAAGTCCAGGCCCATTCCCATTTAGGAAATTATCAGCCGCAGGAAAATCCCCACCATTACATCCATACTCACGAGTCCCAGGACCGCAGTTATTTAGAAGATAGTTAAACTCCAACCTCCCAGGATCTTTTGCATCCACCATAAGGGTTGAACGCAAAGCTTTTGTTAGTGAGAAATCCCAACAACACCCACATTGCCCTTGGTTCTCAGGTAAGCTTACCATTGCGGAAATATCCATCTTCGCAGGTAGTACCGCATCCAAATGCACATAAGATATGTGCTTTACTTCTTTTAAAAACTTTTTCCCCTTTGACTCTCTTTTTAATCCCTTCCCATGTTTTGCAATATGTTTAGCTTCATATGTCTTATGTTTTTTGCCATAAAAATGTCCGTAAGAATTAATCTCAAATGCTAATAGGCATAAAAATGCCCAAAATATATATTTCATTTATATCCCCCAACCTTTTCTTTTATTGTTTAAATTCTTTTAAATGTTGTTGAAATGCTTTCGCTGCTAATTTCTTCTCAGCAGAAAAAATAGGAATAATATCAGGCAATATAGTTGCAATAAGCTTAAGTATTGTGAGCCACCATGGCATAAATTTCCCCCTTGTTAGTTAGATAAAATATAGTACCGTATTATCACCTGGGGGAAAATCAAATGCCTGATCAACATCTTAAAGATCTTGTTAAAACCATCGCAGACTTAATGCTTTTAATCGGTAACGTCGAATCCAATGGCTTTAGCTTCTCAGAAGTTGGAGAAATTATAACGCTTATTGGCGATGGAAAAACACTTATCGCGGATGCGCCTTTTTTACTCGATGAATATAAAGATCTTAATGACGCAGCCAAAGCAGATTTAATCTCTTATATCCAAGCGAATGTGCAATTTCCCCCTAATGCCAATGTCGCAGACGTTGTCCAGAAAATATTGGAACTCGCAGTCTCTGTCTCTGGCGTTTTTGCACTTTTTAAATGATCTTAAAATTTAAAAAAAATAATGAAGGCTTATTATCTGAGCATTTTCATTCCAAAGACTTCGATTGCAAATGCAATTACCAAGATTGCTTAGAAACCTCCATAGACGAAGATTTGATTGAAGGCCTTGAAGAACTTTGGATGATTACTAAAGGCTTCCATATCGATAGCGGCTTTCGTTGCGCAAAGCATAATAAAGAAATTGGTGGAGTCCCAGACTCGCAGCATCTTTTAGGAAAAGCCGCAGATTGCAAATCCGTTTATCAATATACAGGCTCTTTAATGGCGCAGTATGCCGAGAAAATAAAAGTTTTCCGTAAAGGCGGTATTGGTATCTATCCTACTTTCGTTCACGTCGATACGCGTCAAGGTCCAGCACGTTGGGGCACTCCTAAAACTTGCTAATTGCATCAATGTCTTTATACTGCATCTAATAATGCAGATTAAAATTCGCAGCTTTGTTCCGGAAGATCTCAACTTTATTCTAAATTCCTGGCTGCATTCCTTTCGTGACTGCTCACGCTTTGCACAAACTATCCCAGACCATATCTACAACAAATACCATTCACTCGTTATACAACGTATCCTAGAGCGAAAAATTGACTGCCTAATTGCAAGTGATGAAGAAGAAAAAGATCTTATCTATGGATATGCTGTATTTGAGAAAAATTTAAAACAAGATATCTTTCACTACGTCTATGTTAAACGCGCATTTAACTTACAAGGCATTGCTAAAAAACTAATTAAAGAAGCCCCTTTTAAAGTAGAACATGCCTACGCTTCTCATATGACAGCGATTAAACATAAAGACCAAGGTATATTTTGCTTAGTTAAACACTTAAACTTAATACATTGTCCTTATTTGGTATAAACCGGAGAAAAAATGGAAATTGAAATTGAATACGCTAGATTTAAAGAAGCAACACAAGCCCCAGGACTCATTATGGGTGAGATGACACTTAATCCTGAAAAATGCCAAGGCATTCGAATGTTTTATAAACCAGGTGGATTATTCTGTTATTTTAAAGAACATCTTATCGTTATTCCGCCTGGTAATATCGTTAGCCTCGTCGCTAAAGGTAAACATTATGTGGAAGAAACTAAGAAGAAATGAAAAACGTACCAATTCATACAATTGAAAATCAAGTCTCTAAGATTATTAAAAGCCTTAATAATATTTCAGAACAGCAATTGTATGAATTGGCATATCGCACAATCATCGAGGGAGCAGGCTTTTTACACATACGAGAAGATGGTACAATAGAAGTCTGCTACCCATATGAAGAATTAGAAACGACGGGAATATGAAATGAAATTATTATTGGGGGATTGCATAGAGGTAATGGGTAGCCTTGAAGCAAATAGTATCGATGCCAGCAAAAAAAAAAATATTAAATAAGGAAATATCGACGGGAATATAATATGCCACGGCCACGTAAAGACATCGATGTAGAACTACTTAAAGATCTCTGTGCTATTCATTGCACGATGCCGGAAATTTGCGATATTTTACAAGTTCATGAAGCTACTTTATATCGCCGTTTTGCAGGGGTTATGTCTGAGGCTAGATCAGGTGGCAAAATGTCTTTACGTCGTAAAAGATGGCATGTCGCCATGGATGGCAATGTCCCAATGCTTATTTGGTTAAGCAAAGTTGTATTAGGAGAAAAAGATAGAGTTGAGCATTCGATAGCAGAAATGCCAGAAGAAGCATTCAGTCAATTGGTCCAACAAGTAGGTGAAAGAATTAAGAGAGAGAAGGATGTTAAAAAGTGAAGCAACATCTCTTATTCTCGAACGCTTAGAAAACAGGAGGCAATTTGATGTTACTCAATATCTTTTTGATAAGCAGCTTGAGTTTGTTCTTGATCCTCATCGCTTTAAAACGGCATGTTGTGGTGGTCGCGCCGGGAAAACTATTGCAGATGCCGCCTATCTTATTCAAGAGGCATTACAATACGAAGGCAGCGTTGCTATCTACATCACTCTTTCTAGATTAAATGCCAAAAAGTTAATTTGGCCTGAATTACGTAAGATAAACCAAACATTCAATCTAGGTGGCAAAATCAATGAGTCAGATCTTTCAATTCGGTATGGTAATAGTTACGTTTACGCTTCAGGTGCTTCTACTCGTGCTGAAATTGAAAAGTTCCGAGGTCTCCCGATCAGAATATGTATTATTGACGAGGTACAATCTTTCCCAGAATACATCCGTGAGCTCATTGACGATGTTATTACCAAACGTTTGTTTGATTATAATGGTATTCTCGCTCTTACGGGAACTCCAGGGCCCGTTCCAGTTGGCTACTTTTATGATGCTTGCAATTCACCCGCTTATCGACATTTCCATTGGACTATGTTCGATAATCCTTGGATTAAAATTAAATCCGGGAAATCACAACAACAACTCCTAGAAGAAGAAATGGCCCGTAAGGGCGTTGATGAATCCCACCCATCTATACAAAGAGAAGTTTTTGGTAAGTGGACACTTGATACTACGAATTTAGTACTTAATTATAATAAGGATAAGAATGATTACGATGAATTACCGCCTCACAAAGTTTATTCATATATTATGGGTATCGATATCGGCTTTAAAGATGCAGATGCGATATGCCTACTTGCCCATTCTTCTGACAGTCCTATTACTTATCTTGTGCATGAAGATATAAAGACTAAACAAGGCTTAACTGAGTTATTTAGCACAGTGGAAACACTTAGAAATAAGTTTAATCCTTATAAGATTGTGATAGATAGTGGAGGATTGGGTCTGAAGATAGCAGACGAAATGAGACGTAGATGGAGGATACCGGTATATGCGGCAGAGAAAACCAGAAAATTTGAAAATCTTGAACTTCTTAACGACGCACTTAGGACACAAAGGTTCAAAGCTAGAAGTGACTCAAGATTCGCTATCGATTCAATGCTGCTCGAGTGGGATACTGATAAATTGCGACCTGATAAGCGTGTCACATCTTCTAGATTTCATTCGGACATTATCGATGCCGTCTTGTATGGGTTTCGCGAAAGTCCAAGTTACACCTATACCCGTCCAATCCCGTTGCCAAAAGAAGGCACAAAAGAATACTACGAAGCTGAAACGAAAAGGATGGAAGAAGAAGCGATTGAAAGAGCGCGTGAAGCACAAATAAGTAATGAGGAGTATGAATGGTTATGAAGTTAATTAATCTAATATATGCTAATATTAGTAAGTAGTGCTAATATGTTGATTGAATCAATTTTGGTGAAGAGTGAAAGTACTCTGGTTAATCAATAGCTCCATGATGCTTCAACCTACTGTTGAATCAATTGCTGATTATGCGGATATTGAAATTTTTTTTCATGATAAAGAGGAAATTGGTCCCGGCGGTTATTATCAAGCTGTAATTGAAAAATCGTTTAAAGGCGATTTTGATACGAAATCTGATTTAGTATTATATATTGGAGCCGGAAATGGTCCTCGTACATTTCCTCCAGAAGTATTAAAACTATTAAACAGAGATTATAATTTTCTACATATCTGCACAGATGGAGGATGCCCTGGCTGGTGGGATACAGCAAAGGCTTATAAAGAAGCAGGTATTAAGCAAGTTAATATTGATGGCAGCTTTAATGGTCCAAAAGGCCTATTTGATTTAGTTACACTCACTCCACCTAATCCTAAATATTATAAGATAAAGCCATGGGAAGAACGCACAATCGAATTGGGTTTTATGGGTGGAACAGGTTCTTTAGAACGCAGCCAAATAATTAATGAATTGGGCGATATTATTACCGTTAATTACAATCGCAATGAAGGATGGGGTAGTTATCAAGCTTATGCAGAATTTATGTGTGACTGTAAATGTGTGCTTAATATGTCTCGTACTGGAAGCAATCGGGAATATCATCACGTTAAAAACCGTGTATTAGAAACTGCAATGGCTCAAGCATGTTTATTTGAACAAGATGGATCGCCTCTATCTAAATGGTTTGATCCTGAAAAAGATTATTTTAAATGGCAAGATATCGAACAAATCAGGTATCTTGATAATCATCTTTGGCATAGTCACAAAAAATTAGTAGCAAAAAATCTTTATCAAGAAGTAATGGCTGAACATAACGCAAAGATATGGTTTGATAAGGTTCTAAATCTATTATGAATGAAAAAAAAAGATGGATGTTTATCCAAGGCAATCTTTACAAAGAAGCATTGCTTACAGCTTTTAATCATTTACAAGAACTTTGTGATTGCCTTATTAAACAAAAAAATATTCGCGCTGAAGTAGAGGCTCATCTACAGAGTGCTTATATGTCTGCAATGAAAGAATTGAAAGAAAAGAATTACGCTAATGCTGTGAAGGGTCTCAGCTATTCATCATCATCTTCATCAATATAAACTCCTCCTGGTGGTTTTCCCGTTGCAGCATTAATAATCCCAGTTCCCTGGCAAGTATAACATTCACGAGAAGTTCCATTACAAACTGGACACTTTTGCCATATAAGATGCTCTGGTATCATTTTTAACTCACCTCTTGCAAAATACACACACTGCATTCATAGTCACACAATGGGTAGGGGAAATTTAGCCGAATTGCGTAAAATTACAACTTTTATGCGTAAAAACGGCTTATTAGTATTCAGAAATGCTGATTTTGAGATAAGATTATCTAGACAAGCTTTTAAGCTACCAAAACCTAAAATCACAAAAGATGAGCGAATAAATATGGAAGCGCCTATGGATCTTAGGTTATGGAGTGCTCCGGATTTACCGGAGGAAATGGGTTAAGGTCGATTGGGTTGGGGGAAAATTTAGATGGCTCCGAAGATTGAGAAGTTTGACGGTAAATCCGTCATTCAGGCAAAGACGCGTGTTAATTCATCTGACCCGCATATTTATAATAGCCGTTGGTGGGCATTAAAAAAACCTGAAGAGCTATCATCAAGCCTTTTTGGTGTTGTTAAGTTTTTAAAAGATAGGGATCAGTATCGTCAAAAGATGGCTGCATTCCATTCACGTCTCTATGGCAATATGCCGCTTTATAGTTTCTTAGGGGCAAGCCTTACTCGTACTGCACAAAGCCAACAAACTAAATTCCCAAGTGAGCGTCCCACGATGAATGTGGTTCAAAGCTGTGTTGATGCATGGGTTAGTCGCATGGTTCAAAGTAAGCCAAAGCCCATGTTTTTGACGGCTGGTGGGGATTATCGTAATCGAAAGCTTGCAAAGGATCTTAATAAGTTTACTGAAGGTGAATTCTATCAAACGCATGCTTATGAGAAGAACGAAGATGTACTTAGGGATTCAGCTGTTTTGGGTGATGGCATTCTTAAGGTCTATGAGACTTCAGATCATAAAGTAGGTCTTGAGAGAACTTTAGGAACCGAATTATTTTGTGACGAGTCAGATGGTAAATATCGTTATCCTCAGTCTTTTTATCAACTAGCGATTGTTAATCGGGATATTGCTGCAGAAATGTTTCCAGATAATGTGCGCCAAGTTGAGATGGCACAAAGCGCATTCTTTGATGCAAGTACTGATAGTAAAGAATCCATTACTAGCCAAATCATGGTTGTGGAAGCATGGCATTTGAAGTCAGGTGCAGAGGCAACAGATGGTAGGCATGTGATTGCGATAGATGGAGCGGTCCCTGTTGATGAGAATTATGAAGAAGATGATTTTCCCTTTGTTCGTTATGGTTTTGCTCCTAGGACTATGGGCTATTGGTCTCAAGGATTAGCAGAACAATTAATGGGGACACAAAACGAGATTAATCGTCTTTTATATATCATTCAAAAAGGTTTGCATCTTTGTGGAGTGCCTCATTGGCTTATTGAGGATGGATCTAAAGTAGTTCCGGCACATTTAAATAATATGCCTGGGAGCATGATTAAATACCAAGGTGTAAAGCCAGAGCTTGCAACGTTCCAAGTATTTCCACCAGAACTTTATGGTCAATTAGAGAGGCTTGTTAATTATGCTTATCAACAGTCAGGTGTTAGCGCAATGTCTGCAGCTTCTCAAAAGCCTGCCGGTCTTAATAGCGGGATTGCTTTGCGTGAGTATGATGATCTGCAATCTGATCGCTTTGCATATATGTCTCAACGCTATGAGCGATTCTGTGAAAGATTGGCTTATAAAATGTTCCGCCAAGCGCAGATAATTGCAGATAGAGAAGGTAAGTATGAAACAGTTTATCCAGGTAAAGGCTCAGTATTTAAATTAGATATTCCAAAGCTAGATCCGAAAAAAGATCCATTCATTATCCAAAACTTACCCGCAAGTGCTTTATCTAAAGATCCTGCCGAGCGTAAGCAAGAAATCGTCGATATGATGCAAGCGGGTCTTATCGAACCGCAAGAGGGTAGAAGATTATTGGATTATCCAGATCTGCAACAAGAAGAAGAATTAGTTAATGCTCCTGAGGAGCGAGTACTTAAGATACTTGATGAAATAGTTGAAGATGGTAAATACACACCTCCTGATCCACAGATGCCACTACCTAAGGCTAAGCAATTAGTTATTCAATATTACAATAAATTTATCATGGAAGATTTAGAAGAGGATAAAGCGCAAATGCTTCTTAACTTCTCTGTCCAACTTGATGCTTTACAACAGGCAGCAACTCCACCTGCTCCTCCACAAGGGGCACCACCACCACAAAGTGGAAAAGGAGTTCCAATGCCACCACCTCAATCACCCATGATTCCTAATGTAGGAGCCGCATAAATGCCAACAGTAGAAGCTTTTAATCCAGTACAGGAAATAACTCATAGTACAAATGCGACAAAGCAGAATACTGCACCTCCTCCTGAAGCAACTTCTGCTCCCATTGCTGCTGCTGTAGCCTCTAATACTGAAGTAAAGCAAGAGCCAGTAGATCCAAGGATTCTTGAATATTCACGCCGTGAGAAAATGCTTTTCCAAGAGCGTCGTAAATTGCAGCAGGAAAAAGAAGAGCTTAAGCAATATGCTCCTTGGCGAGAGGCAGCACAATTAGCGCAGACAGATAAGCTTAAAGCGTTACAGAAAATAGGGATTACTTATGATGAATTAACTAATCAGTATTTAGGGCAGCAAAATTGGACTCCTGAACAAATTGCAGCCCATAAAGCACAAGAAGTAGCAGAACAAAAATATAAAGAATTTGAACAACGTCAATTAGAGCAAACAAGACAAGTGCAGCAGCAGCAGTATAGCCAAGCGATTCAACAAATTACTGCGGATGTTAAAACAATTGCTGAAACCAGTCAAAATTATCCTCTTGTAAAAACTTTAGGAGCATACGAAAATGTAACTAAGCGCATTGAGGACACTTTCCATCAGACAGGTCGTATTATGTCGACGGAAGAGGCTTTGCGCGCAGAAGAGCAAGAGATGGAAGAAGTAGCTTATGAGCTTGCTCAAGTAGAAAAGATTCGTAATAGATTTCAATCCACGCAGAACATGCCGAGACAACCACAATCGGCCATACAGCAGACACAAACACTCACACACAAACAAACTACGGCTACACCGCGTAATCGTCCCTTAACTGCGGAAGAGAAGCGGCAAAGAGCGATTGATATTTTCTACGGGAGAATTCCTCCCGTTTAATTTTTATTAATAGCTGTAGCCAAATATGGGGGCTGCTATGGCTGCTACATACGCAAACGTAAGCAATCAGCTTGCTGCGTTAAAAGAATTATATACGGGTGATGATTATATGAAGGATCTTGTATATCGCAAGAATCCTTTATTTGCTTTGTTACCAAAAGATGAGAGTCCGGATGGATTTGCCGGTAAATATATTCCAGTACCGATCATCTATTCGACGACTCAAGGTCGTTCTGCAACTTTTTCGAATGCTCAAACGCAACAAACGCCTGCTCAATTAGCAAGCTTCTTTGTTTATCGTTCTGAGAACTATTCGCTTGCGACGATCAATAACGAACTATTGGAAGCTACGGTTTCTAATGCTGGGGCATTCCTTGATGAAGGTAAATTGCAAGTTGATGCTGCAATTCGTGCTCTTGCTAATGATATTGCTTCTGACTTATATCGAGGAGGCACGGGAACTCGTGGCGTTATTGGAACTTATTCTGCAACTGGCGCTTCAACCAATACAGTTACTATCGTATTAACTAATCGCGCCGATGTTAACCAGTTCGAAGTCAATATGACTTTGACGGCTCAAACATCAGATGGTGGGGTTCCATCGAGTGATACAGTTCTTATTACTTCGGTAAATCGTAATAATGGAACTTTGGTTGGCACTGGATCCACATCTTCACTATCTGCTAACTGGGCGGTTGGTTCAGTCTTAGCGGTTTCTGGCGATGTGAATACGAGTGGTTCGACAAACACTGGACTTGGGACTTCAAGTACTGCTGGAACTAACTATTTAAAAATTACTGGCCTTGCAGCTTGGATGCCTATCAATGGTCCATCGCAGTCAGATAGCTTTTGGGGCGTAAATCGGTCTACAGATGCTACTCGTTTGGCTGGCGTAACCCTTAATGGACAAAATGAATCTATTGAAGAAGCTCTAATCGACCTTTCCTCATTAGTTGCGGAAAATGGCGGAGAGCCAGACTATGGATTTATTAACTTTGATTCGTGGAGAGCTTTGGAAAAAGAACTCGGAAGCAAAGTGCAATATGTCCAAGTAAAACATGATATGGCGGATATCGCGTTTAAAGGAATCACTGTAAATGCTCCTTATGGACCTATTACGGTAATTGCAGATCGCAACTGCCAAGCAAAGACTGGATATTTACTATCTTTGGAAACTTGGAAATTGCGTTCACTTAATAAAGCTCCTCACATTCTTACCTATGGTAAAGAAGGTCTGGAAGGAATCCGAGTATACAATGCGGATGCGTTGGAAATTCGGGTCGGGATGTACGGCAATTTAATTTGCAATGCTCCTGGTTGGAACGGAATCGTTCAGTTGTCTGCTTAAACTTGTTATGCCCGGTGCGCTTCGGCAATACCCGGGCATATTTCTAAAGGTGAAATATGTCTAAACAACTATATCAATTCATGTACAGCGCGAATCCAAAGCCTGTATGGATCGAAGGTAGTTTTGTTGTTGGGAATAACGGTACAATTCCGGGTCCTAATACTCTTCCTACAACAGGTATTAGTGGAAATATTGTTACTTCTTCTACTGCTATCATTGGAGCAGGTATTGCTGGAGTAGTTAAAGTAGCTACTGGCCAATACCAAATAAAACTTAACGATAACTATAATCGGTTATTGGATTTCCAAAGTTTTATTCTATCGCCAACCAGTGGTGCTGGACCTGTTACTGATGGGTCACTAACTATCGGGACTGCTTATCAAATTGTATGGCCTAGTACTTCTACAAACTGGGTCACTTTAGGATTTCCATCTAACGTTACGCCTGTTTATGGAGCTCCATTTGTTGCAACTTCTGGTGCAAGTAATGGTCCATTAGGAAGTAGCGGTGTAACAGCTCCTGGTAATGGAACTGTCATTCCAATTAAAACTTCGGGTGTTTATGCAGTTGAAGTTTTACCTAATCCAAACTTGGAGTTAGGCCCTGTTGGAACAAACCAAGCAGTTGCAGGCGCAATTGTTAATATCCAAACATTGGGTTCATCGAATACTCCTGTATCTCCAACAAGTGGAACAGTTATTCGATTCAATATGACGCTTAGAAATAGTTCATTGCTTTTAAACAATGAAACTCTTTCTAACTATTAATAGGTGATATATGGCCGGGTCATTACCTTCTGTACCAAATAATTTTTTAGTGCAGACAGGTAATGGCACGGTCTACCTCAATTGGTCACAATCAGTTGGCTCATCCGGCTACTATATTCTTAGATCGACAGATCAAATTAACTACACGCAAATTGCTGCGACTAGTTCCCTCCAGTATTACGATACCACCGCTTCCACCGGTATTTTGTATGCGTATGAGGTCCAAGCATGGAATGGGAATGGGACGAGTAATGCGACATCGCCTCAAGTTGTTACGCCAGTCAATTACGGTCAAGTTAGTCTTGGCGCTATTCGATTAGCAGCGCAACAACGCGCTGACATGATTAATAACAATTTTGTGACAACGCAAGAATGGAATAGTTACATCTCTAAAAGCTATACTGAACTTTACGATATGCTTGTAGAAGTTTATGCGGATGAATATTACCTAGCATCACCTTATCAATTTATTACCGATGGCAGATCTCCTGCTCTTTATCCTCTGCCAGTGGATTTTTATAAATTGTTAGGCGTAGATTTAGGAATATCGTCATCTAACAATGCTTGGCTTACACTTAGAAAGTTTCCGTTCGCTAAGCGAAATCAATATCTTTATGGCAATACGACAGTAAACTTTTTGGGTTATTTAAATCTGCAATATCGATTAATGGGGAATAATATTGAGTTTGTTCCTTATCCCATTGCCAATCAAGTCATTCAGCTTTGGTACATTCCTAGGCCTAAAGTTCTTATGGCAGATAGTGATATTTTAGATGGAATATCAGGTTGGGATGAATATGTGGTTATCGATGCTGCCATTAAGGCAATGCAGAAAGAAGAATCCGATATTACCGTTTTGGCAGCACAAAAAATGGCAATGGAGCAAAGAATAAGGGCGGCTGCTTCTAATAGAGATGCTGGAATGCCAGAACAGGTAACAGATGTAATGAACGGTATTTCTGGGTACGGCAATATGATGTCTGATCAGCCGTTTGGTGGGTACTAATGAGTTTACCTATTTATAATAGTCCATCTGATCCGATGCTTATAGCCATGGAAACTAATTGGGCGGCCATGCTTAATCCAGTGCTTGCATCACCGATTGCGACGCCAATTATTTTGACAGATATTTCATTATCAGCGGGAAGTAATACTATTAATCATACTTTAGGTAAAAACCTTACAGGTTGGTTTTTAGTCAGGCAAAGAGCTCAATCCCAAGTTTGGGATAAGCAGGATAGTAATTCACTTCCGCAATATACGTTAATTTTACAAGCAAGTAGTGCTGTGACTGTGGATATTTTGGTTTTTTAGGGAGAATTTATGTCCAATACAATTTCTAGTCAGTATATGTCCCTCCCAATTCCCATTCCGACTGTGGAAACTGGGCCCGCTTATGCGACAGACATAAATACTTGTTTAACAACTATTGATCAACATGACCATTCAACTGGTAAAGGCACTCAAGTTACTCCAGCAGGTCTTAATATTAGTGCAGATCTTGCATTCGGTTCTAATAATGCGACTACATTACGAAGTGTGCGATTTACTTCTCAATCAGGAGTTCTTTCCGGCGTCAATGACTTAGGCTGTCTTTATGAAAATGGAGTTAATCTTTATTACAATGATGGTAATGGCAATCAAATTCCCCTAACCAGTAACGGGTCTATAGCAGCATCGGCAGGTAGTATTGGTAACTTAATTTCTCCGGCTAATGTGACTTATAATTCTGGATTATCCACTTATGTGTTCCAATCCACAAGCGCGACACCTGGAAATTTAGATGGCGGCTCAATTACTATTAGAAAAGTTACCGCGAGCTCCCCAGGAATTACTATTAGTGCACCATCTAATTTAACATCTAACTATACGATTACGGCTTCTTCTGCAACGCCTGCATCTTCCGCTTATGTGGTAATGAATAATGCTGGAAATTTAAGTTATGCAACCCCTGCGCATATTACTTTGTGGAAACCATATACTTTAACAATTCATGCAGTCACGACTGATCCTACTCCTCCTGGCTCTGCCATTAGTCAAGCTAACTATCGCCAAGTAGGCGATACTATGGAGATTAACTATACCTATAACGGGTGCGGTAGTGGTGGATCAAATGGTTCTGGGGTTTATATATTCCCTCTTCCTTCTAGCACATTAATAGATAGTACTAAAATCGCGATAAATGCTAGCCAAAATGGACAAAACAATGCTGCTGGTTTAGGCGGAGCTGGATTGTGTGGAACCGCTTGGCTTGTCAATGGAAGTATAACTGGCCCAGGATTTATGTCTGTTTATAATTCCACTGGGCTCGTTATGGGAGTGTTTTCTACCTTTAATAACTCTATTGGATTAGCCGGAGATGCACTTAGTGGATTAAGTGCAACCAGCGCCATATTTTCTTTCACCGCTAAAGTACCTATTGTTGGGTGGTCTTGATGCCATTGCAAGAGGAAAACATTTCTATCAATTTTGGAAAAGGATTGGATACAAAAACCGATCCTTTCCAAGTATTGCCAGGTTCTTTTCTCTCATTGCAAAACGTTATCTTTAACACTGGTTTGGAATTTGCCAAACGTAATGGCAATCAATTACTCGCAAAAATAAGTAGCAGCGGCTTAAACTGCGCAACATTTAAATCTGAATTATTAGGATTTGATGGTAATAGCCTTTATTCTTATTCACCCGCTTTGATGACTGAGATTAATAAAGGATCAATTATTGGGGTTGAACTTAATGCTACTACTGTTTATAGAGCTGCCTCTGGACAAACAACTCAAGATTCCGCTTTTAATTCTATAGGCCTTTATTTGTATGTATGGGTAGATTCTACAAATGGCGCTCAGTTCATGGTGGTTTCTTCATCCACCGGTAATCAAGTTATCACTGCTACTTCTTTAGTGACTACTGCAATTCTTCCAAGAGCTTGGTCATTAGGTAATTATTTGATTGTTACGTATATTGACAGCGCGACAAATCATTTAAGATATATTTCCATTAGAATCAATGGACTGATTGTGGGAAGCCCAGTGGATTTGGCAACTGTTGTAAATTCATCAAATCCACTTTATGACGGTGTTGTATTTAATAATAATCTCTATCTTAGCTTTAATGCATCGGATAGCGGTGGCGCTATTCGAACAACTTATTTAGATTCTCAATTAAATCAGCATACAACTACAATCCAATCAGGGGAAATGGCTAGTAGTTGCATCACTATGTTTGGTGATCCTGTTAACAATCAATTGTGGGTAGCTTATGGAAATGGAACCGCAATTAAATATGTTGTTTTAAATAGTGTCGCACAAAGCATTATTTCTCCAACGATAGCCGATTCTTCAGAGACTAATGCTATTAATATTTGTGGTTATGCTAATTCTGGAAATGGTGTTTTATATTACGAGATATCAAATACGTATTCTTATTCTTCTACACGATCTGATTATATTACAACGGTTACAGCCAATGCCGCTGGAACATCAATCGGATCTCCAACAGTTTTTTTAAGAAGTGTTGGCCTTATTTCTAAAACATTTACTTATAATGGTAATTATTATTTTTGGGTTGCTTATAATGGCCATTATCAGCCAACTTATTTCTTAGTAAATGAAAATGGCGTTATTATTGCTAAGGCTGCTTATACAAACGGTGGTGGATATACGACAAGTTCATGCCTCACTACTGTTAATCAAATAACGACGACACAATTTCAATTTGCTTATTTATTTAAAGACATTTTAGAAACGCAACAAGGGCAAGTTTATACACAAACAGGCGTTAATTCTTTGACATTTGATTTTAATACTCAGAATTTGTATCAGAATACAGAAGCTGGAAATAATCTTAATATTACTGGTGGATATTTATATGCCTATGATGGATATGGCCCAGTTGAACAAAACTTTCATCTGTTTCCCGAGGATTTAGCTTATACATCAACAAGTGCGACAACAGGGATTAATCCAAATACATACGCATATTCCGCAACATATGAATGGGTTGATAATCAAGGAAATACGTTTAGATCAGCTCCTAGTGTGCCTTTAACTGTTACTATTGGAGCGCCAACGACAGGGATTAGTCTTAATATCCCTACTTTAAGACTAACTTCTAAGCAATCCACACGCAGCCCAGTTAATATTGTTCTTTATAGAACAGCGCCTAGTCTTGCGACTAATATTTACTATCGCGTTTCATCTATTACATCCCCAACATTTAATAATACGACCATTGATAGTGTTCAAATCACAGATACTTCTCCCGATGCAAGTATTATTGGTAATGAGCTTTTATACACAACAGGTGGAGTAGTTGAGGATACAGGAGCGCCAGCCGCTATTGGAACGACGCTTTATAAAAATAGAGTATTTCTAATAACTGCCGAAGATAGAAATACCCTCTGGTATAGTAAACAAACTTTAGAAGCAACTCCTGTAGAATTAAGCGATTTATTTACGTTATATATCGATCCTAGATTTGGTGTCGTAACAGCTATTTCCGTAATGGATGATAAACTTATTATCTTTAAAGCAAACGCCATTTTTTACATGACTGGAGAAGGGCCTGATGCCACTGGTGCGAATAATGATTTTTCAGAGCCTGTTTTTATTACTTCCATTGTAGGGTGCTCTAATCCTAAATCCATTGTGCTTACACAAAATGGACTTATGTTCCAAAGTAATAAAGGGATTTGGCTTTTGGATAGAGGCTTGGGAGTTTCTTATTTAGGCTCCCCTGTCCAAGCTTATAATTCAGCCACTATTACTTCTGCGAATGTTATTCCTAATACTACACAAGTTAGATTTACGCTTAATACTGGCATAGCTCTTGTTTATGATTATTTTTATAATATTTGGGGCACTTTCACGAATCAAAATGCAGCTGGGGCTGTCATATTCCAAAATTTATTTACCTATTTAACTCCTACTGGAATGTTAATGCAGGAAAATCCAGGAGTTTATACAGATAATGGCGAACCATTTTATATGTCATTACAGACTGGATGGTTGTCATTAGCCGGCCTTCAAGGTTATCAAAGGGCTTATAAACTTTATATTTTATCAAACTTTATTACTCCCCATATATTAAATGTTTCAGTGGCATATGATTTTAATTCATCAATAACACAAAACGCGATTATTCAGCCTACATCTTTGGCGAATTATAATTATGGAAGTGATCCTTTTTACGGATCAACACAATATTACGGTGGTAATGCGACAAAGGAACAATATCGAATCAATTTAGTGAAGCAAAAATGCCAGAGTATTCAAATAACTTTAACGGAAGCGACAGATACGACAAATCCTGTTTACGGTGCGGGATTAACACTATCTGCAATGAATTTAGTTGTGGGAACTAAACTCAAATTCCCAAAACTACCGGCGACGCAATCTGTAACATGAGGTCATTTAATCCAAAAACAGATTTGATAGAATTAAATTGTTGGTTAATTGCCAGGAATGCAGGTCTCTTAGATGAAAAAGATTTGCCAAAGATGGGGCAGATTGTTCCTGGAGTTGCTTGTGGCTTTATTGTTACTACTGATTGTTCGACATGTTTCTTAGAATGCTTTGTATCAAACAAAGATGCTTCTAAAAAAGATAGAGAAGACGCATTAGAAAAAATCGCTAGATGGGGTGAAAAGATGGCGGCTATTTTGGGGTATAAAAGACTCCTTGCTATTACAGAAGCTCCAACACTTTTAAAGCTAGCTGAGAATATGGGTTTCGAATTTAAAAATATAAAATTAGCATCAATGGATTTGTAAGGGGGCTATATGGGTTTTGTCGGGTCTTTATTTAATAGTGGACAGGGATCTGGATTTCAAGGTGCTACTTCAAGTAATGCAATTGCAAATGCATCGCAACAACAACAAGCAGCTTATGGACAGCAACAAGCGTTTTTACAGGCATTACAAACGGGCCAAAATTCCATTCAGAATCAACAAAACGTTTTTAATGAGCAACAAGGCTTAGCCAATACATTACAACAGGAAAGCCAAGGGCAAGGTCCTAATCTCGCTATGGCACAACTTGCTCAAACAACTGGGCAGAATATGCAAAACCAAGCTTCTTTAATGGCTGGGCAGCGAGGTGTGCAAAATAATCCAGGTCTAGCTAGTAGGCAAATAGCACAACAAGGCGCTGCCCAACAACAAAACGCTGTGGGCCAAGCAGCTTCTATGCAAGCTCAACAACAATTAGCTTATCAACAGCAATTGCAAGCACAACAAGGTCAAATGGCAAGCCTTGCAAATACTCAAGTGGGTGAGCAGCAAGCAGCGATTGAAGGAATGAATCAAACAGCAATGGGCAATCAAGGGCAACAGTTAGGATTCCAACAAGGACTTAATTCCACCAATGCTCAAATCGCGGGAATAAATGCTCAAGGCCAACAACAGATTGCTGGAGGCATTTTAGGCGGAGCTGGTATCGGTCTAGGTCTGGCAAAAGGAGGAATTGTTCCTCATTATGCTATGGGCAGTATGATTGATACAAATACACTTCCAGGCGCACAGCAAATACCACAAGCTAATCAATATAGTCTTACCGATACACAATTACCGCAAAGTTTAGGTGGGCCAATGGTTGCTCCCCAAGCTAATAAATATTCATTAATGGATAATAGCAATCCACTTACTAATATTCAGGCGCCAACTGATCCGGGGCCTAAATCTTCTCTAGGTAAAATGTCTAATGGATTTAATAATGCGTTTAATTCTAAGAGTCCGTTGGCTAGTGGTATGTCTCAGTTAACATCAGGACTTGTTTCAGGAGCGGGTAACGCAATTAAAAGTGCTGTTAGTTCTAACCCCGATTCTTCAACTTCTTCGAATGATGATTATAGTACAGGTGGAAAAGTGCCCGCTAAAGTATCACCTGGGGAAAAATATCTGAAGCCATATGAAGCTAAAGAAGTAGCGGAAGGCAAAGTTAATCCTAAAAATGTTGGGGAAAAAATTCCAGGCCATGCCAAAGTAAAAGGCGATAGTCCTAAAAATGACACAGTAAGCAAGGATTTAATTCCTGGCGGAGTTATTGTTCCTAGAAGCAAGGTAAAAGATCCTGAAAAACTTACTAGATTCGTCAATGCTATTATGGGCATGCATAAGGTTGGGGGATAAATGTATACACAGATAGAAGAGCATCCAACTCATTTTGTTCTGCATCATAAAGCTGGCCATGAGATTCATATAGCTAAGGGCGGCTTAAATAAACAAACAATAGATAAAATTAAAAAGTTTGCAGACGGTGGACAGGCCCAAACTCAAGGTACAGGTCCTATTACTCCAGATACTGCTAATGATTTTATGAAGGGATTTAATTCCCAAACAACTGCATCAAATCCAAAGCCTAAAGCAATGGCTCGTGGAGGAGAAGTAAATAATCCCAAACTTCAACAATCTCATTTTGATGATGGCGGTTCTGTTCCTGCAGATAATACTGATGTGGATACAGATGAACCGCAGCAAAATGCAACACCAACTACCCAATCGCAAGAACCACAGCGAGGACTAGCATCAGAAACCGGTTATCAACAAATTGGAGATATAGCAAAATCAGTATGGGATAAATTAAAAAATGGGGTGCATGCTGTAGATAGCACTCAATTAGGGCATATGCTTCTTCATGGTGGAGATGGCACAGTGCCTCTTAAACCTGAGGACAATGGACAAAATCCAAATGTCCAATCTGCAGTTGCAAAGCAAGGAAACGATCAACCCCAGTTCCAAAATGTTGGGTTAAATGTTCCACGTGGAACAGAAAAGCCAGTTCCATTTTATGATCCTACTCAAGTTTATCAACAAGCCTTAGGCCAGCAATCAAGTGGTATTCAGCAAGCAGCTGATGTCCAGGGGCAAATTGGACAGCAGCAAGCAAATGCATATCAAAAGAAATTAGAAGACCTTACCAACCTACACACAGAAGCTCAAAAGAATCGGGATACATGGGCAAAAGAGATTCAAAGCGTCGCTCATGATGTGATGACTAAAAATATTGATCCAAACCAATTTATGGCACATAAGGGTACGTGGGGAAAAATATCAACTGGCCTTGGGTTAATATTAGGCGGTATTGGTGGTGGATTAACTCATCAAGAAAATCCCGCATTAAAATTTCTTAATACTCAGATTAATAACGATATCGAAGCGCAAAAAGCCAATTTAGGTAAACAGGATAATTTACTTGGGCACATGATGCGGCAATACGGAAATATTACAGAAGCTGAGAACGCAGCTCGAATTCATATCATGGCGATGATGCAAGGACAATTAGGCAAAATTGCGGCGCAGAATGCTGGGCCGTTGGCTAAAGCAAACGCTACTCAATTGACTGGACAAATTAATCAGCAATTAGCGCCTATGGTGGAACAGGCATCCATGAGAAGTGCTGTATTTAGAGGAATGCAAAATCAACAAGGCCAAGCGCAAGGTGCAGTTAATCCAGCAGTAGCTGTTAGGTTTTTAGTACCGGAGAAAGAACAAGAGCCTGCATTTAAGGAGATGTCCAGTCTCCAGGCGATGCAAAAAGGGGGTACGAATGCATTAAATGCATTTGACCAAATCGCCAAAATGACAGGACAGGGATTATTTAGTCCACGCCAAAAGCATGCATTAATTGACCCTGTAACAGCGCAATTATCTAAAGAGACAGCTGGGAAATTTACGCAACAGGATTCTAAGATGCTCGATTCTTTTTGGCCAGCCCCAGGAGATACTAATCAAACATTAGCGGTAAAGCGAAATGCTTTACTTCGAATGATGAACGAAAAGATGAATAGTCCATTATTAGATAGCTATGGGATTCCTATTCCTAGAATTAATACTGGGAAACAAATTCAAACAACTCCTGGATTTAAACAAGCAGGAATGCAACCAGTGAACATGCAAAGGTAATATGCCAGTACCTGTAGTACTTATTAATCCCGATACGCAGAATGCGGAAAGCTTTGCGCCTGAGCAAGCACAACAAATGGTGCAATCGGGATATCATGTTCCCTTAGTTGATCAAAATGGTGATGCTTATGCAGCTCCTATTGATGAAGCTCAACAATTAATACAACAAGGTACTCATACTCAACCCAATGCTGCTCAACTTCAGTATTTAATGGACCAAAGCCATTATAATACTACAGGACAACAAGCAGGATCGTTTATTAATGGCGCATTGGAATCTTTAAGTGGTGGTATTGCAGGGTCAATTACTGATTCATTAGGTTTAACGACACCACAAGATAGATTAAAGCAGCAAGAGTTTCATCCTGGGCTTCATGCTTTAGGTGAAGCGACAGGAATAATTGGAGGGATGGCAGTTGCTCCTGAAACTAGTATTCCTGGGCTTATTAGTCATGCCGGAGAAGCTGCTGCTAAAGGGATTGCCCTTACTGGCACTTTTGGTAAAGCTGCTCAACTTGCTACTCGTGGAGCAATTGAAGGAGGTTTATTCGCAGCAAGCCATCAAGTCTCTGAAGCACTTTTGGGTGATCCTAATCAGACGGCGGAAAATGTCTTATCGGATATTGGGTTATCTGCTGCTCTTGGTGGCGGACTTAATCTTGCTCTATCTCCTATTTTCGCAGGAATAGGAAAAACATTGGATTTAGGTACTGGATTTTTAGGTAGAGGAACAACAACTGCGACAGAAGCGGGTAAGCCTCCAGGAACTTTAATGGATATTCTTCCTCATACCGGATTAGATGAGACTGAGAAAAATAGTGTCCTTAAAGGCTTAACAGAATTAAAACCTAATGCTGGAGAGATCCAAAAAGCTGCTGATGCGATTGGCGCTCCAGTTTTGGAAAGCCAATTATCAAATAGTAAGTTTGTTCAGGATTTAGATTCCTCTTTAATGCAATCTCCTAGCTGGACTGGTATCCAACGTCAGCAATTAGTTAAAGAAGGGTTTTCTGCTGTAAATGATTCTATTAACGATGCTTTGGGTGCAGATATTGGAATGAGCCAAGCTCAAGTAGGTAATGAGATTAAAAAGGGATTAATTGATAAGCTTACGACTGAAGCCGATCCTATTAATCAATTATATTCCTCGATTAAAGATGCTGGGCAAAATGTTCCATTAGCTTCTGAGCAAATTGATTCCATTAAAAAGGCGATAATGGATACGGATGGTCTTTTATCTTCGAAAGGCACTCCTTTGGCTGAAGGCTCACCTTCTTACCAACTTGCTAAGCGTGTTACTAATGAACTGGAAAATTTAGGCACCGTAGATGATTTACGTCGATATGCGCAGCAAATTGGTCAAGATACTGCTGGTAAGCCAGAGCTTAGATATATTTCAGGACAAATACAAAATACACTTAAAGATTTCTCAGATTCTTCCATTCTTAAATATGCTAAAGCTCAAAATAATCCAGAAGTTGAAAGTCTAATAGAGCAGCACGCTGCTGCTAAACAGCAATATGCAACCTTACGCGATAAAATGGATACTTTAGGTAGCGTAGTAGGAAAGAAACTTCGCAAAGGTGAGGGTCTAACTGCTTTTACAGATTGGTTATCAGATGCTCCTCCTGAAAAAATAGCCTCTAGATTATTTACTAAAAACAATTCTGAGTTTTTAGGATTTATGAAAGAAAATTTTCCTCAGGAATTTGAGCTTCTTCGTAATTTGAAAAAGAGTGAATTTAGAGATCTTCCAGGCGCTTTTAAAGATGGTCAAATACAACCAAATCGTATTTTAGGGGCGTTTGATAAATTAGAGCCTGAAATACAAAATGCTCTATTTAGTCCTGAAGAATTAAGTAAACTTAAAGCTGCACAAACTTGGATTGAATCATTACCTGCCAATGTAGGCCCTTCGGGCACTCCTAAAGGATTACAGTTTTTTGATTTATTTAGACATCCTATCGCGGCAACTGCAACTCAAGGCGCTGATTTTTTAAAGAAAAATATTATTAAGCAATTAGTAAGAGCAAGTCCTGGAGATGCTCCTCTTATTAATACTCTTATGCATTTAAGTAATTTCTCAGCACGTTTATATAAAGGTATCGAGAAAAATGCTTCTGCTATATTTGGCAGGGCGTCAGCAAGTGTATTAGATCAACAAAAGAAAAATGAACAATCGCAAATGTCTAATGAGCCACTGCCTATGCATCCTATAGCCAAACCTATTATGGCGCATATGAACAATCCAGAAGGCCTTATAGACCATTTAACACAAGCAACACAACCACTAACTCCTTATGCTCCTAATACGGTTAATGCCTTAAGTACTAGTGTTGGCCGTGCGGTTAATTTTCTATCTCAAAAAATACCTCAAGAGCAAAAAGCTGCACCCTTAGATGCGGCAAGAAAGCCATCTAATGCGGAAGTAGCTATTTTCAATCGATATGCTTCAATTGTGGAAAATCCACTAGATGTTTTAAAACATGTAAAAGCCGGTACTATCCTACCACAAGATATCGAAGCAATTTCTCAAGTATATCCATCGCTTTATCAAAAGATGCAGAGCGCCGTGACAGAGAAGCTAATCAATGCTGCACATAAAGATTCTTTAATTCCTTACAAAACTAGACTTGGGTTAAGTCTCTTTTTAGGGCAAAATTTAGATAGTACAATGTCGCCTCAAGGAATTATGGCTAGCCAGGTAGCATTAAATAGCATGGCCATACAAAAGCAAGCAGAACAAAACCAACAAATGCAAAAAACCAGGCCTTCAAAAGCTGGAATGGGCAAAATGCACATAGATATTGATCAAACAAGAGCGCAACAAAGTTTAATGAGGGAGAGAAAATGAGTTCATCTTATAGAACATTCCGGTCACAAATTTTTCCAGCAACCACAGCGACAATTCCTTTTTCCAATATTCCTGGAGGGGTGGCAAAGTCAGTTGGTATTCCAACCCCAAATTCTCTATGGCCTGCCTCGACGGGTGTAAACCAAACACTTACTAGTAGCGCTATTATGACTGAATTAGTCGAGCAATTTATGGTTCAAGTCATGTATACTGGACAGCTCGCAGGAACTATAAATTTATTGCAATCGAATGATGGGCTTAATTTTTCGCCTATTAATACATTTGGAAGTTCTGCATTTATTTCGCAAAATACCACAGGGACTACGGGTAATATTTGTTTACCGCAAACAGCAACACCCATGTGGTTTACACAATTTCAATTTGTTCCTTCGAGTGCTATCGCAAGTAGCTCAAATGCAACAATCAGGGCCACCATGAATGGGAGCGCTTGGTAATATTTTTTAAAATAGGAGATAACAAATGGCTTTAAAATCTGGATGTGGATATCGAGGTAAAATGGCATCAGCAATGATGCGAAAAGTGAAAATGGCTAAAGGCGGAATGGTAAATGCTGAACATTCTAAAAGCTATCATGACGGGACTGATATTGATCATCCGGCCATGGGTCGTAAAATGACTGATGATGATGACAGACAATTAAATGAAGGAATGGGATTAAATAATGCTCATCATGCGCCTTCTTCTGATTATGATAGGATGTATGAAAGTGGCCCTGACAATCCAGGTCATAATACGCGCTTTTCAGAAATCCCAAGTAATTCTCATGCAGTCGCTATGTCTCGTAAAATGAATGATGATAATAAAGATGAATATTGTAAACCGATGGGAATGGGATTTTCTAAAGGTGGAATGGTTCATGGTGCTATGGCGCATGGTGGATGGATGGAACCTGAAACGTATGAAAATCGCGTGGATTATGTGCTTGGTAAAACACAAGATTTTACAGAGCCTGAATCTGACGAACATTTACATCCTCAAAGCGGTTTTAAGGATAAAGAAATTATTGGACATAACGAAAGTGCTGATATTCGTCCGCATCATTATGCAGGTGGGGGAAAGACTTGCGCGTATGGGCATTACGCACATGGTGGAATGTGTGCTCACGGTCATTATGCACAAGGCGGAGAAGTTTCAGGTGGTGTTGTGCATGATAAAGATTTAGAAATGCCAAGATTTTCTGAACATGATGATGATGATACTGAAAACGGACAAAAATATGCAAAGGGTGGAAAAGCTAAATTTGCGCACGCTTTAATGGTGCATAAAATGATGCGCAAAGGTTAATTAGATTTCTGATCCCGTTTTTTTGCTGATAAATCTGAGGGGGCTGGGCTCGAACCAGCGATGGGAGATATTTCACTCCAACGGCTTAACAGGCCGTTCCCTGCTACCAACTCGGGTACCCCTCAATAATCTTATTCCAAAAATTTGTAGGATTGTATTTTTTGGTTATAGTTTCATGCAAAATCTTGCTATGATCTAATTCATAATCATTTTGCCGCTTAATAAGCTCGACTAAATGTTCCTTACTTTCATACTCAATGTAGTGAAATCCAGGCACAAACCATTTCGCAGTAATAGATCCTTTGGGTTCGTATAAAAGAGCGCTCGCTAAACCCGTTTCTATTACCCTAGCTTTCACTTGTTTAGATCCCCCACCACTTTGGTCTACATTAATAATTTTTTTGCATTGGCACATAAACTTAGCATATTCAGCATAGGTAAAATAAGATTCAATCCTGCTTCTTACCTGAATAAGATTTTGATCTTTAAGATATTCGATAATCTCTTTACGTCCTGGGGATTCCCATCCTCCACAAAATCCACAATCAATTGTTTTTTTAATTACTTCGAATGGCCTAGGATCAATCGGTGCTACTGTCGTAATGTCGTTAGGTCCACTAGGCCATTCATCGTTGCCATCAATATTCACCGTGATGTCAAATATATTTTCTTTTTTGTAATACTCAAGTAATGGATGCCAATCTGTGCAAGCGGCATCAAAGCAAATATGCACAAACTTCTTAGTAAAAGCTTTGAAAGGTAATAGATTAGTTAATCTAGGTAAATGGGGTCCTGCACTAACAGAAATATAAAGAATAACATCATAATCCTGATCAAAGGTGAAGCACCAGCCATCAGTAAAATAATTATGGATATCTATTTGCCAATCTGGCTTACTAATCGCAGCTAATGAACCTATAATCGGTTCACAATTGATAGTTCCAGTAGAAAGCCAAAGTATTCTCACTTAACAAGTCCGTTAATAATCTGCTCACGTATTTGATTAACACGGCTTAGCATATAGAACTCTTTTAAATGCTCCCAAGAAAGTTCGGCACCTTTTTTAAGATCCAAATCCCCTCTTAATGCCGCTTCTAGGACATCTTTAAATTCCTTATTATTAGCAAATTGGAATATTCCAGGTTTATCAAATTCAGGATGCTTAGGACCAATAAATGGAATCCCTGCAAAGGTCGCTTCTAACCATGATACGTGACTTCGTGATTGTGCATGCTCATTGTTAGCCAAGGCATAGTACATAAGATAAGGATGTAATTGGATTAATACCTTGTGATAATCCATAATATGATGGCTTCCAATATATTGAAAATTCTTAATATGTTCTGTAATAAATAAGGGCTCCCAACCAAAAAAGGTAAATTTAAATTGAGGATTTTTATTCGCTACTTCAATAATACTATCGGCAATAATAGATAGATTTTTATGGTGAGTTAAAGTGCCCCTCCAAAGAACAAGCTTATCTCTTTCTCGATCTTGGATATTTCTATGTATCAATAAATCATCATCTAAAGCATTAGGAACAACGATGCATTCACGTCCGCTAGGTCGATAAATGTCATATTTTTTCTTTAGTGTTTCTGTGGCAACTGTAACTATTTCCGCATATCTAGCCATTTTAACAATACTGTCTTTGATAGCGACCTGATTGTATAATTGATAAACAGGATTATCCTTCGGAACAGCTAAGTTATCATCGTCCAAGTCAATCCATGTAGGGATGCCATGATCTTTTGCCATTGCCATTGCATTTAAATAATCAGGCAAATGTGGCCTTTGCATGAATAAAATATGGCAAAATTTTAAAGTCGACCAATTAATATTAGCTGGAAAAGTAAGCTCTATATCTTCCCGTCTTGTTTCAATTTCAGATAATGGACCAACTCCTCGGTACCAACTTGTTGGATCTTCTTTGTCAGGAACAATTGCAGCAATACGAATTCTCGGCATATAACCCCCATTTAACCCATGTAAAAATTATTTAAACTCAGTTCCGTCTGGAATAAAACTATCCATTTTAAGTAACTCTGGATATTTGTATTTTAAAAACTCTTCATATGTACCCGTAAACTTATTTGGACCATCCGTCCTTAAATACAAATCTTTATACTCAAGTAATTGCCTATCTTGCATATACTTACCTGATTCATCTTCTATGCAATTCATTAGATAAGCATGGTATTTACCGTGATGAACACAAGATTGATGAAAAGGAGCCTCTAATTCTCCCCACTTTTCGCCAAGCTGTCTTAATCCACCAATCTCCTTAATAAAGGAACATCGAAACATTGAAAGATTAAACGGAATTGGTTGATGAGCAATACCAATATTATCAGTAATATTTAATCTATTTTTATATGGTTCCCACATTTTCGACCAGCAACTTATTAAGACGCAATTGTCGAAAGTATCCAATGTGCTTTTCATCTTTTCATCCCAAGCTACTGCGTCGCAATGGCTATCGGGATCAAGATTAATAAAATACGTATCATCTTCAGGATTAATAATCTCTAATGCCCAGTTTTGTGATTGGCATGAACCTAAATCTTTACCTGGATCTAAAAGCTTCACTTCAAATGCATCGCAAATCATTTCTATATCTCGATTATTTTTCTTTTTATTAATTGGATAGTGGCCTTGGACAATGATGTGATTGCTGCGCGGGTCATAATATCTTCGTTCTACTTGATAATACTTAGCAAGTGAGCGTGCCAATTGAGCGGCGGGACAAAATGCGACTGTAATTGTGTAAATCAAACTCTATCCTCACAATTACAGGGCTGTTCCTTTTTCACAAATATAGGGCAACAGCCGGTTACAAATAAAATTAATGATAGTAAAATAATTATGCGCATGTATGGAATTGGCTCCTAATTTGGTCGTAATCTAATTGTTCTTTATCTAAAAACATTTCCTTTTGCAGATAAGATAATAATCTTGGATCCAGTGCAAAGTTGTTAGCGTCAAATTTCCCCGGATCATGTAACCAGTAGGGTTTACACTCCTCAATCCCAAATCCAAATTCACGAGCTTCTTTATACATCTCATCGATAGTTTTTTGTTTACGATAAAATAAACCACCTGTTTCAAACGTATTACTCATTGGGAATCTATCGGTATGATTCACTTTACGAGAGCCAAAAGATGCACCATCTAAATTGGTAAGATGAAGGACTGATACTTTCTTGGTTAAAACATATTTTGTTTTAATGGCTGCGGCTAAGAAGCTAAACATGCTTTCTTGGCAATTACTAGCAAACGTATCTAAAAGAATATTATTATAAGTAGCGCGCCATTTTTCTGGGAATATTTGACAGTGTAGGTTTGTTGCCTTACCGATAGGCAAAACTAAATCCTCATTTGTCATAGCTAATCCCCACCAGCTGCCACCATCGTCATTACTGGGAAAAGCTGCCAATACAGCATCATTATGCTCTTTAAATTTATGGTAAAACAACTCAACAGCGTCCCATCTTTGGCTAGGATCCCAAAAGCTTATGCCACTATCGATATAAAGATAACCTTCAAACGGCCCATAGTGCTCCACACACTTTTTAACTGTGTGATTAAATGTCACGCTAAGGGGGTAGTTTTCGTCTATAAAGTTAAGGTTAATGGTATCGCCAAAATACTCACGCATCGTGTTTTTGGACGGTTCGTTGATTGCGCAGCCTGATACAACTATTTGATAATCATTACCCCAACTATTTCTAGCTGTTTGAGCTAATAGACTGCGTAGGCAATCTATGTAATACGGCATCTGTTGGTCGGATCCCAGCTGGCAACAATTGTACACGGCGAGTAATTTTCGCATATTCCCCCTAAACCCATAAGACTTACAGTTGTATTCCTAGAGACTTAAGGTAGTCAACGGCATCTTCCAAACTTCGCCAAATTAAATAGATTTTGCCACTTTTATTGCAGTTTTTTTGTATTTTTAGCTGATTATCACTTAATTTTCCGCTGTGAGCTTTTAACTCCACCCATAAAAATGGGCCATTAATAATATCGATAATGAGATCAGGTAGTCCTGGTGAGTAGGATTTTTTAAATATTACTTTCTTGCCAGCATTAAGAATGCGAGGTCCGTTTTGTATACGATACCAAAATAGTAATCCTTTATTTTGTAATAAAGGTGAGATATTGAATGACTTGATGTTGGATCTTTAGCTCAGATAGCTGTTGAACCTTTAAATGCCCATAACCCATGGGCGGATAATATCATGGTTTGTAATCTATGGCTTTTAAGGCTGCGATTTCGAGCCAGGCTCCATTATCTCTGTCTTTGTAATACAATTACTCCATTAGAATCTTTAACTATTACCCAATTATTCTTAAGACCAAAATGATTAAAAGCAATATCAAATTGCTGCCTATCAGGCACATCTAAAATATAATTACCTCCAACAGGAATTATAGTTTGAGCGATTTGAAATTGAACAAGGATAGCGGATATGAACGTTGCGCAAGTACTTAACACACCTGACTCCAAAAAAAATGCCCGATTAATACTCCAAATCCAAATGGGATAATGGGGTATTTTTGAGCAACAGTATAAATAAACCAAGAAATGGTATTAGAGAAGCCGCCTTTAATAACTGCATATATGTCATAACCTATTAGGCCTACTACGACTGAGATTAATACGATTTCAGTTGTCATTTTTCACCCCGACTTGTAGAAATCTGATGGAAATACTTTCGCTTGATTTCGTAAGGTTTTTAATTGCAAACGTAGACTATCAACCAAGATAGTATAATCAATAAACTCTCTTATATCGCACTCATAACAATGAAGCTTAATTCGATCCATCAATCTTCTACGTTTTTCCTCACCTAACGTTATTAAGCTTTCAATGTGTTTTTCACTAACTTCTATTTGCATATGAATTTAGCCGTAGCCGGAGCCGTAGCCGTAGCCGTCGCCGGAGCCGTCGCCATCGCCGGAGCCGTCGCCGTAGCCGTAGCCGTAGCCGGAGCCGTCGCCATCGCCGGAGCCGTCGCCATCGCCGGAGCCGGAGCCATCGCCGGAGCCGGAGTCGGAGCCGGAGCCATC